CTGGTTCTAACTGATTATACTCTGGATACATGCAAGCAGAACTAGAGTAAAATATCTTTGTCTTATTCTTTTCGGTCCTTTCATTCAAAAGACGAGTCTCTTCAAGAACATGAAGGTTAATAGAAACTGAGTTATGCATAATCTCAGCATCATTCTCACCGGTGAATACAAATCCTGCACCACCCATGTCAGCTGCAAACTGATAAATCTCATCAAAAGAATCTATCATCTTATAAGGAATTGAATTATAAAAATTCCTATAAGGTCCTTTATATTCAAGAACACGACGAACAAAATCTCTTTCTGTTAAGTCCCCCAGAACAAATTCATGTGCTGCAGTCTCACCAAATTCTGGAAGTTTAAGATCAACACCACGTACCCAATATCCTTTTGATACCAGATGTTTCACCATGTGACTACCGATGAAACCACCTGCACCTAAAACAAGTGCAGTCTTTTTATATTCATTCATGATGACTCATCAGTGGGAAAATATTTATCCAAAAGTTCAGGAGAATATTGCTCAAGATTTTCATCTACTTTCTCTTCCCTCTTCGCCTTTTCAAGTTGATAGACTCGATTTCTGAGTTCTGTAGAAGAATATTGATGCCTTCTCATATGGAAGTATAACTCAATTCCATTATCAATGCAATACTGTTTACCTGTAAAGTCTCTATCCTTATACTCTTCACTTAAGAATCTAATGTGAAGAATTTGAGTTTGAATCAAATTAAGCAAGTCTGCTTCTGTTTCATACACAAGAATCTCATCGACATACTTACAACCTTGTAATTGAACATAACGTTCATATACTGATTGAGTTGGTTTATTCTTAACACCAGGACGATCTATAGTAGGATCAACCTGCAGTGCGACTATCAAATAATCGCACAGCTGCTTCTCCATTTTCATCATGGTTACATGACCAGCATGAAATAAGTCACAAGAACTACAATTAAATCCAATTTTCATAACAAAAAATTATATGTTTATAGGTCTAAGTCTGGACGCAATTCATTTTTAACTACATCAGATATAAGTTCAATCTTCTCCTTTAATGCTCGAAACTCTGCAGGAGGAACACTATTTTCAATAATAGATTTTTTTATTTCAGTAAGTGTTGTTCCATCACTACCACCATCACACTTCTCATGTGCTTGTGCTTCTAATGCAGCAAGACGTTTTTCTACCTCAGTATCATACTGAGACATGTATGCGCCACTATCGGATTTTTGTCGTGCCATGATTCTAACTAATTCCTAAAGTATATAGCTAACTAAAAAATGAAATCAAAGTTAACCTTGTGTCTTTCATAGATGTACCACAAAATCCCTCTGCTCTATGATAATAAAAACAATCAGCTACTAAAAATCGATTAAATTTATTTGCTACCACTGAAAATGGAGAAAATATGGAAGCTAATCTTTTCTTTACTTTAGAATACCTATATCTTAATATAGGGTTTGATGTATTCTCATAGAATTTTTTTCTTAGTTTATCCATATCAGTCCATTCTTCTGTAGTGATAGGAGCATACTGTGGGTATTTGTAAATAGATATCTCGGTTCCCGTCTTAGGAGGAGGGTCAAGAGTCAAATAAAGTATACTAAAATATCTAGAATTTGGATCCCTATGATAAAGTCCATCAACAAAATCCCTTGTGGTATGTTGAAATTTACAATCATCCAATATAGGTGAATACCTTAAAGATGAATTGTTTGTTATGCGTTTAACTTCAGAAAGAATATACTTTTTAGTTTCTAAAGGTACGTCCCATGATCCATATCCAGGAGCATAAAACATTTGAGTGTAATCAGCTTTTAGTGCTTTCTGCCTAATCTCATAAGGATTTTCAAGAAAGTTATCCTGGACATAGAACATAATTCAATTATCCTTTCTATAAGCAGGAACACATTCTGGATCTAACCATTTAGTATACTCAAAATCTTCAATAGCAGTGGTAAGTTGCATACCATTATCACATAGATACATGTCCCTATATCTCTTGGTATAATAATCCTGCTTTTGAATACGATAATCAGGGAACCCATTTTCTAGAGTTCCCGTCTCCACATAACGGTATGGATACCGTTCCATAATTACTTTCATCTATATTACCCCAGCTAAATCTTCCGCGATGCATTCTACGATACACTCATAGTCTGCTTCTGGATCTTCCCCAGAAAGTTCTACTATCCCTTCACCAACATAATACCTTTTAATTTTTTTATAAAGTTTTGGATGTTTGACATCTAAATAAAATTCTTTGTTTGCCGCAGCACGTAAAGTGCTTAAATCTTTCTTGAACTTTGAAGTTAGCGTCATTGCTTTGAATGGTTGACTTTAAGATTATAGTGGACAAGATAATGTAAGTCAAGTAACACAATTTACAAACTGTCTATTGCAATTCTATCCATTTACTGGGATCATGGATAACATATTCGGCATTAGAGTTGGTTGAGTCCTTAGTTATGACCATTAAATCATATGATAAAGAATACCTCTCCTTCTCACCAGAATACACTTCTACTTCATGATTTAATGTAGAAGGAAAGATTATCAATCTACCTGGAACTGCAGGATAAAAGCATTTATTATAACTCGACCCATTAGGAGTAAATTTTAATGGTAAAAAATCCATTTCAGAATGGGATGCATGTAAAGTTAATCGACCAGTTTCATTATCATCAGACTGTAAATAATATACACAACTTAGAGTTGCATTTTGATGTCTATGTTTAGGTACATAGGAACCCTTTTTCATAATTACTGGCCATGCTTTTGAAGCATAAATTTTTACTGTTTCTATATCTACTCCTAAAGACTCCAAATATATACAAGAATGTTTAAAAATTTCTTGATTGAGCCATAAAAATTCAGGCTCCTTATAAATTTCATAATCTCCAGTATTATCTCCAGTGGCAATTGATAAAGATGATTTATTTCTACCAAACTTATTAAAATAAGAAAGCATATCAGATTGAACATCCATAGGAGAATCCATCTCCTCCACATATATACAAGTTGGAAACCAATAATGAACAGGCATTATGGTGCATCACTATTTGTAACACGATAAGTGTATTCATTTGATGAAACTAAAACTGCACTGACTTTACCATCAGTCACAGCAATCTGTTCCCCATTTTCCACGCGCTTAATAATACCATCAGGATCAGCAACGAATTCTTTAATAGTTAGAGTCTCCATCAGATAATACTTGCAGCATAATCTTTATCAAATTGATCTAATCCCCTATCTGTAAGAATATGATTATACATACCCTCAAAAACTGATGTTGGCATAGTAACAATATCTGCACCATACTCAAATGCTCTACCCACATCCCTTACTCCTCTAAGAGATGCTGCTAAGACCTCAGTTTTTGTTACCATATGTTCTCTGTATACCTTAGCAATATCTTTAACAAGACATAAACCACCAAAGGAATTATCATCTACCCTTCCAACAAAGGGTGAAACATATTTTGCACCTGCTTTTGCAGCAAGGATTGCTTGTGCCTGAGAGAAGATAAGAGTTACGTTAACTTTAATACCTTCTACACTTAAATGAGCACATGCAAGTAGACCATCATAAGTACAAGGAACTTTAATAGTGGCACACTTACCAAACTTCTTATACAATCTCTTACCTTCAGAGATCATATTCTCCTTACTCCCAATCACTTCCATACTGATATCAGTAATCCCAATATCCTTTAACTCTTGATAAACTTCTTCGTGCTTACGACCACTCTTTCTAATGAGAGTTGGATTAGTAGTCAAACCATCAATTAATCCGGTCTTAAAATGTTTACGAACGACATCTGTTTCAGCAGTGTCTAGAAATATTTTCATAGTAAGTTATGTTGTCAGTTTATTTAGTTAGTATATCATACTCTAGAGATTACAGCATCCCCATCATCATCTTCATCTTCATCACTTAAATCTTCCAACTTTTCTTTTAATGTTCTTATCCGTGCCTGAAGTTCTCCATACTCCTCCAGATCACAACTAACAGGATTAATCTTTGCTACAAGTAATTGATCACCATCTCTAATTTCAGCAACTTCGGGATGTCTTTTTCTTCTAGATGAGCGATTAATATCAGTAAGATTCTTCCACATCAAGGCAAACGCTGCTCCACCTAATATTACAGAAAATATTAAGAAGAAAAAAGGTGCAAGATAGTCCACTAAATCCCTGGTAGTTTATTACTTATGTATGGAATAACATCACTCTCAACCAATTCAACGATCTTATCAACTATACTTATATCTATATCTAAGAATGGGGGAATGATACCAAGTAGTCTTAATGTCCCATCCAAAAATAATGCAAGACACAACCCACCAAGAATCATACTAATAATAGTTGCATTTCTATTATGCTTACGCATAGATTCTTCATCAATTGCCCGTGCTTCTGCAAGAGCATGTGCAATCATCTCATCAACTTCTGTCTTAGTATAAAAATCTCCTATTATTGGAATATCGTGCTTATCCATTAGCGAATTTCAAAATCAAGTTTTCTAACTTTACGTTTGCGTCTTTCTTCCTGAAAAGAAAGATCTGCAGACGAAAGAACACCTTCGTTTTTATTTGTTTCCCTATCAGAGCTTATCACAAGAACCCTACTTAAGTCAACAGCAGTCACACTATCTCCCTTAACAG